TTGATCTTGATGCAGTTGAAAATGGAGGAGAGAGTCGTGTGGTTGCACTCAACCTTTATATGGATGCCTCTACTGCGTATAGTGCGAACTTGAGATGTGCTCTTCGAAATAGCAGTAATGCTGATATTATTCAGAAACAAGTAGTTGATGGAGAGACTGTTGGAGAGTGGTTTATAGAACTACTTTGGAGTGAGCCTGATCAAACTTGGAGAATCATTAGAGATACTGAGATTCAAACTCCTGCATAATAATAAAATTTTTCATACCTTTATATCTCTACTTTTGTCTCATAATTTTTGATTTTAATTTGTTTGGACCCTCGCCTTCCTACAGGCGGGGGTTTTTTTGTTATGTCTAATATTTTGTGTTAACTTTGACAAACATTATCTGTTATGCTCAAAGTTTACAAACTTATCGACTCTACCGATCACAGGGTACTTGCCAAGCTAATCTACCTTGACAGGCTTGTAAGGTTCTATGGAAAATTCCTAACCTATTACAAGACAGCAGGAGTGTATTCAGATGGTCAAAATGTACGTGTGAAGTTCATGACTATCAACAAGTATGGTTATGAAAACTTTACTGTCAGAGAGTTTCCCATTGACAAGATTGATGAGCGTATTGATTCCTATAAGAATAAGGTTACTCGTGAGTTTAATGCACGTCACGATAACGTGCGTATTCAGCGTCTAAAAGAAGTTCATAAGTGGAAAATTTATATCGAAAATGCCAAGATTCAAATGTGATGACATCGACTGTGAATGTTATGCGATTGAGGAGCTAATAGCTCGTGTTAGATTTAAGTATAATGACAAGACTAATAAACTTGAAGCTGACGAAGCTATTTGTAAAGGCTGCGGTAATCAACGTCCTGTTGTCAAAGAGGGAGGTCCCATTGTGATTCCGTGGTTTAAAGCAGATAATGCTCGAAACAATCAGAACAAACACATCAGTAAGAAACCTAATCAGTATAACTATTAAAGAAGGCTAAAATGAGTGAAGATGAAACAAAAGTAAGAAGTTTAATGGAGGAGAAGATGACACCAGACCAGCAAGCTGCTGCACATAAGGCGTTTGCAAAGCAGCAATCTGTAGATCGTGCTGCGTACAAGAAAGGTCTTAGAGAAGGCAATGATCTGAAGAAGCTTCAAGTTGAGGAACTCGAACTGAACAACCGTTACTTTCATGCGAAGAAAGAGTGGATGGAGGTTCAACCTGAGCTTGAGGAAATTGAAGCTAAGGAACAAGCTATTCTTCAGAAGCAACGTTCTGATCGTGAGAAACTTATTAAAGAGCAGCGTGAAGAGGCTGAAAAGAAAGCTGCGGAGAAGAAGCCTGAAATCGTGATCCCTAAACAGGAAACTGTAAAGGAAGGTTAAATGTCGTACCTTTGGTTAGATGGAAGGAGTGAAAAAAATACACGACATTGAAAATGAGATGGTTGGACAGATCAGAACTCTTTATCAGACTGCCTTTCCTCCTATTTTTGGGTACACCGTTGAGTACTTTTTTGGCGAAGAAGAGGGTACTCAACGTGGTGTGCTCGTGTATTCTGTTACATCCAAATTTCTTGGAGATGTGTATTGTAAACAGATGCGTTTACCAGATCACGTTATCAGGGATGAAGTAGAACCCGATTTTCTTGGTAAAGTTCTAACTGACTTTATTATGCTTGGTACGTCATTTATAACAAATAATATTATGGCTTCCAATGCTTCTAAAGCAAACGATGTAGACGGTATTCTCGTAAAACCATTTAGTCAAGGACGATTGAAAAATATCAATCCGAACTGATGCTAAAATTTGATATTAGAACTGAACCGGAGAAGTACTTTCACCAGTTGATTGAGGTGTTAAAAGTATTTCATCCGTTTAACCAGTTGCGAAAAAGGGAGCGTGATGTCTTTGGTGTTATGCTCTATCGTCTTCATCTTATCGAAAAAGCAGGTGGCTCATCAGAGCAACTGTTTGATTATAAGGTGAAAGAGGAAATTGCAGTCTCGGTTGGAATATCCAAAGCGAATCTCTATAATATTCACAAGGAACTTAGACAACACGACTTACTTGATAACAATGAAATTAATCCAAAATATAAATTCACCTACCTCCAACATCGAGAAATTTCATTTAAGTTCAGGGGAACGAGTACGAATGGTAAAAACGTACCAAGGAACTCCTCAGCAACTTCAGAAGGGAAAAAAGATGATGGAGTCTCTACTTGACAAAGAGATAGGAAAGAGCAAAAAAGAGAGTACACGCTACGAGATTTACTACGAAGGAAATCTTATGCACGTTGCTTTGATTGAAACATCTAAAGGAAAGAGTAACAAGCAGATACGAAAGGATGTCAAGGAACTCAAGGATAAACCATGAGGACCAAACCTACACGAGATTTAATTCGTAAGATTGCTAAGGATGAAAACCTTACAATTAAACAAGTTGATGAAATAGTTAATTCTTTCTTTCGGTTTACTGCAAAGAAAATGGGTGAAGGAGATCGTAAGAACCTTGAGTACTCTACGATCCGACTATTTAAGTTTGGAGTATTTAAAGTAAAAGAAGGACGAAAAAAATTTCTAAGAAGTAAGGATGAGAAACTTAATTTATATCGAGAACGGAGCGTTACAGATAACACCAGAAGCTCTGGTGATAAAGGAGTTCAAGGAAATCTGGAGTCGGGACCATTCGACACATAAAGAAAGAGCAATCAAGGAGCTTGGTTATATTTATCATATGTGTGATTATCAGTCGATTTATCGGAACTACCACCTTGATACAAGAGAGTCTAAGATCAAACTTGATGTCTTCGATGATCGTCAGTGGATGCCTGATAATGAGATAAATGAGGCAATGAATAAGTATAATGAACTGAGAACTACCTTGTCCATGCACTTGCTGAACGATGTGGAACTTGGTCTTACAAAACTGAGAGACTATTTCAAGGATGTAGACTTTGACGACGATGACACAAATGGGATGGCTGCAAAGAATTTCATCCAGAATGTGAAAGCTATGGGTGATCTCGTAAAAGGTATAAAATCTCTACGTGAAGAAGTAGAGAAGGAACTAATTGATACCATGCAGATGCGTGGTGGATCAAGTGTTGGAACTCGTGAATTACCACCAAATAGACGAGGATAATGGAAAAGAAACTTGACGGTCCGTGGATAGACTTTGAAGAGTGGTGTTTTGAAACAGGGAAACAGGTATATATGTGTATGGTCTGTAAAAAGAAGTATGCCGAAGGAAGTCTTCCTACAGTTGGACATGGTGATGGTTGTTGTACTATTGGATCATTGATAGAAGTAAAAAAAGACGAGAGTAATGAGTAATTATCAAATTTTCAGAGAATTGCTATATTTATAGTTTGGTTTATAACTAATAAGATTGTTGTATGAGTAGCAATATAGTAATAGCTAAACCGTGGACGGACGTTCATAATCCGATTAGTAATTCGAATCAGGATTATCTGAAGTTCATTAATACTACTGTTTTTCAGGAAGAAGGACGAAAGTTCCTGAAGTACGGTTATTACTCTGATGCTCCGATAGGTACAAAAGATTATAACGATTATTGGGATGAGCAAGAACGTAGAGTACTTAATGGGTATAGCGTGGGAGGTGTACGTGTTACAGGAAGACACTACTTCTACCTCAACTTTTGTCTCATCAAAGCAAGACCGATTGACCCAAATACAGGTGCGGAGAAAGTCGGAGAGAACCGAAAGATCATCACCCTTCCACGATTTTTAGATCATAACTACTACTGGTTCAATGAGTTCGAGCAGTGTGTAGCTGAAGGACCTTGGACGCAGAATGAGAAACAGGGAATGATTGTTGCGAAGTCTCGTAGGAAAGGATTCACGTATCAGGTATCAAGTGGAGTATATGCCTATAATTTCAACTTCGTACCAGCATCTATGAACATTCTAGCTGCCTATGAGAAAGGACATTATAAAGTTACGCTTGATGGTATTCATTTCACAATGAACCATATCAACCGAATTACGGATTGGGGAAAGAAGCGTGACAAATTGAACAAACGAGACCACTTCAGAGCTTCTTTTGTGATGAAGAATCCTGATACAGGTGTGGAGATTGAAGACGGTTATATGTCGGAAGTTCAAGCGGTCTCGTTTAAAGATAACCCTTTCAAGTCGATTGGAGAATCAACTGACCTGATGGGATTTGAGGAAGCTGGTAAATTTGAGCATCTCTTGACTGCTTACACTATCTCTGAACCAACATTTCGAGATGGAGATATTATGACCGGAATCCCACTTATTTGGGGAACTGGTGGTGATATGGAGAAGGGTACGAAGGATTTTGCAGAAATGTTTTATGATCCATCATCTTATGGATTAAAGGCTTACGAGAATATTTATGATGAAAACGCAACCGGAGATTGCGGATGGTTTATTGATGATATGTGGTATTATCCCGGTAGTGTTACAAAAAAACATTATATCAATGGTAAGGAGAAAACCGAAGTCCTTCCTTACGTGGATCAGGAAGGTAACTCACACAGACAGCTTGCAGAGCATTCGCTTGATCAGAAGCGACAAAAACGTAGAAAAGGTTCACGTTCCGCTTACAATAAATTCATTACGCAGCAGCCTAAAACCCCTGCTGAGGCGTTCTTGCGGGTTCAGGGAACAATGTTCGATACGATCAGGGCATCAGCTCGACTATCGCACATCCTTACCAATCAAAGCAAATACATTGATAGTATTTGGTTGGCAGACCTTACTGTTAATCCTGATAATCAACGGATAGACTTTGAGTACAATACAGTAGATGCTCCGCTTCGTGATTTTCCAATCAAGGATAATAAACATAAAGGTTGCATTGAAATATATGAACCTCCTGTCAAAAGTGAGGCAGGTGAAATTATGGCAGGAAGATACATTGCTGCTATTGACCCCTATGATGATGATGAATCCACCACTAATTCGGTGGGTTCTATCATTGTTATGGATTTACTTACCGATAGAATTGTCTGTCATTATAAAGGTAGACCTGAGACAGCCGACCAATTCTTTGAAATATGTCGCAGGATTCTCAAATATTACAACGCAGTAGCCAACTACGAGCGTAACAAGAAAGGTATTTATGGATACCTATATAATAGGAATCAACTTCATCTATTAGTTGATGAACCAGAAATCCTTAAAGATAAAGGCATTAGTAAGGCTAACACTTTTGGTAACAATTCCAAGGGTACATACGCATCTCAACCTGTTATAATGTATGGATTACAACGAGCAGTAGAGTGGATGAGTGCGATTGCTTATGGTGAAGATTTAGAAGATGAAAATGGTAATCCAATACCATCAGAAATAACAAATCTGGACAAAATCCGTTCAATACCTTTATTAAAAGAAATTATTGGATGGAACCCTCAAGACAACTTTGATGATATATCAGCGTTAATTATGCTTATGGTATTCCGTGAGGATCGCCTTCAGTATAAGCGACATATGCACGAAAAGAAGATTGAACAAATTACCAATGATCCATTTTTTGATCGTCATGTAGGTGTAGGGACTGATAAGTATAGTAATAGAACAATAATGGATTTTATTAGAACTGAAAAGACAAAAATTTCATAATTTTATACAAAACTTAAAATCATGGCTAATACTAACGGACCCGGAATTGGGCAAACTTTAAAGCGCACATCTCATTTTCCTTTCCAGAAGAGAGCCACACGAGCTAAGAAAAAACAATTTGTCACTGATTGTATTGATGCTTCTGTCGATCTTGCTTACAATAGCGATAGC